TTTAGGGTGAGCAAGCATACCCCTGAGCATGGAAACCACCGTGAGATTACTGACCTTGAGTTACATGAGATAACCCTTTGCAAAAAAGGAATCAACCCCGAGGCCAGTTACACAATCCTAAAGATGGATCAAACAACAGAGGAAGTAAAAAAAATGACAGACAGCGAAGCGTTGATGGAAATAAGAGATAGTCTAAGTGGAATACTAAAAGCTATTGATAAGAACGAAGAAAAAGGCGACATGAAAGGCGACATGAAAGAAATGAAAGCCGATGATGAGAAAATGTATGCAGAAGACAAAGAAATGGAGAAATCCACTACTGATGCATTACAGTACATAGACACCCTTGAAAAGTTTGCACATGAAGCAGGTGTGGATCTTGACGGACTAAGGACACACTTTGGTCTTGAAAAGGCATACATGGTTGGTGTTGATGGACAAGGCGGATACTCTCACAGAGGAATGGGCGATGAAATTGGAGCAGGAGAAGATGCAACAGAAGTAGCATACCCTGCACTATCTGCACCTGGCGGTAACAAATACGTTATCAAGCAACCAGGAGTTGCTAATATGGCATACAATTCCCCAAGCGGTGGCAAGAATGTCATCAAATCCCCTGGATCGATTACACCAGATGGATTGGAAAGAGGATACAGAGCATATGCTTCCCTTAGAGATGAGGAAGGTATGAAGGCTCTAGTGAAGCAAGATTGGGAATCCCGCTATGAAGCAGAAACCGCTCGCGCTTTAGAAGTTTCAAAAGCATCAGACTTCGGAGGGCAAATAGCTGCTCTGAAATCACAGATTGACGGACTAAGGACTGAAAACACAGATCTTCAAAAATCTGCATCCGCAGTACCAACAACTGACATTCGTGTTCCATCCAATGAAGAGTTCGCTGCAATGGGTAGCGACTTGGAGTCCTGGAGGGCTACCGAGCAATTAGCAAGGAGGGCACTTGTAGGCGAGTAATCGTCTAAAGGGCATGGAGATAAAGGAGGCAAAAGAAAATGAGTGGATCAAAAGGATATATCAGAACAATTGAAGACATGGAGAGACTGTACTACGGTGCAGGGGCCGGTGCTAACGCATGGGCATACTCTGGAACTGACTTGCTAAAGGCCGATTCGCCTTTGGTAAGCAGTACAACAGGCACATACCAGGCAATTTTTGGCCGAAAGGTATGGTCGCAACTGAACCAAGAGTTCAATGCGTTTAGCATACTACCGAAGAAACCCTGGGAAAAGAGCGGATGGAGAGTCGTCACCGACAAGCCTGACAGAACAAAGGGTGGCGGTCTTCCAGAGAACGGAACACTACCTGAAACTAGCAAGCCTACTTTCGCAGAGGTCAGTACAAAGCCAAAAACTGTGGCTCACACATTCGATCTAAGCGAAACTGCAATGTTCCTAGCCGACAAAGATGACGGTCTTGGAGATGCAAGGGCAGTAATGAAGATGGAGATGGCAAAGCATCACGCAGAGCACATCAACGTCATGCTACTAGAAGATGTAGATACGGCAGCAGGTAACGACTTTGAGTCTCTTGACAGATGTCTATCATCATCATTTGTTGAAACTGCAACGGACTTCGTAACCGCAGCAGCAGATCACAATCAGTACAACATCACAAGAAGTGCAGGTTCAGCACAACAATGGTATGATGCTAACGTGGATGCAGGAGCGGCAGGTGCAGCTCGTGCACTCAGTCTGAATGTCATTGACGGAATGTTCAGAAGCGTATGGGAGAAAGGAGGACAGCCAAAGGTTATCCTAACAGGCTACGATACTCTTGAGAAGGTTCAGCAACTATTGCAACCACAACAGAGATTTACAGAAATGAAGAGAGTTGTTCCTGGTGTGAACGGCGTTAAGGGAGTTCCAGGTATGGAAGCCGGATTCGTTGTCGCAACTTACAATGGCGTACCTCTCATTCCATCTAAAGATGTTAAAGCAGATTCTGGAGAACTATCAAGAATGTACTTCATAGACTCTGATTACATTTACTTCTGCACCGCAAAACCAACCCTATACCACGAGTCTGGTATTGAAACCGGAGATCCATTCGGAATCAACAGGCTAGGACAAATGGGTATGTTCCACACAATGGGTGAACTATGGCAACTATTCTACCGAGCACACGGAAAAGTGAGGGATATCGCTGCTTAAGTGCGAGTGTAGGAAATAAACGGAGGAAGAAAAAATGGCAAACAATAATCTAACAAGCGTAACTGAAGTATTCAACTCCCGCCTTTGGGGTGGAGTTGGAGAAGACGACACAGCATGGCTGCAAAGCCCAATAGGAAGCAATAGCGTAACAGGTACAATCAGCATGGCAACTGTTGATGTAGTAGTTACTGACGGAGATGCCGCATTTGTATATGACTTAGCATTAACCACAAACCCTGTGGTTGGTTCGGCTTTGATCGGTATTCTAAGTGCACATAACACCACAACTGCGGGCGGTAACGCTTTCACAGTCGCAGGAAATGTATCCACCAACACCCTGCTAAAACTGACACCAGCATCTGCGGGTCAGGATGGCGACACGGTTAGGCTTACATTCTTGTACCGATGAGGTGACTGATAATGGTTCTTAGCCTCCAATACATTGGAGCTAGACCCTACTGTGAAATTACAGTAGGTAAGCACACAGTTCTAGGATTTTCTAGAGGTATGGTCAGAGATGATGTACCAGAAGACATAATCCGTAACAAAATTATACCATTGATAGAGAACGGTGGGACGGCTTGGAAAGTCATCGGAACTGATGATGCCCAGGCAAAAAAGATGCTTAAGGCAATAGTTCCAACACCTGAACCTGTTGTTGTTGAGAAAACACCAGAACCAGAACCCGTTGTTGAAGAAGTTGAAGCAGCACCTCCTGTAAGTGATCAGGAAGTTGATGTGGATATACTATTAGCAACAGCAGGTTTTGACAAATCATTAACACGGGCGCAAATGATGGCATGGTGTTCAAGCAAAGGCATAACTGTAAATAACAGATCAACAAAAGCATCTATGACTGACTCAGCCCGTGAGTATATCACGGGGGCTTAAGGCTTGACTGATTCATTCGCAGATATTGATGACGGATCAGGCCGATATGCGAGCCGTGTTCGTGCGAATCGAAGAGTTCTAACTCTCACCGCAGACAGTTCTAACTCATTGAGTGGAACATTGGATCTAAACGGAAAGATAGGCAGACTCGTACTAGACTGTTCCAGGCTAACTTGCAATGCAAATGCAGCTACAACAGGTTCATTGAAGATTACTATGGACGTTGAAGATAGCGAAGGAGTTGAGTATCCTTACTGTGACACTCTTGCAAACTTTGACGTTAGAACCGCAATAACTGTACCTTACAATTTTCAAACATCAGAAGGAGGCAACATGAATGCAGATGGAGGAGGTTCTAGTGGACTTCATTTCACAGTAACTGCACCTGCAAGTGTTACCATCGGAGGATTAACAATTGACGAACCCGCCGCATGGAACGGAATAGTCTGTGGAAGGGTAAGATTTACCCTAGCAACCTCTAATGGCACTTTTTCGGGTGGTACGGCTCGTATAGTAATACTCCATGAATAAAATAGTAGTTAAATAGGATTGAAACTAAGGTGAGTTCAATATGGCATTGACAGTAGAGCAATTAGGAAGAACAAACGTTACAGGCAACCGCTTGACTGTTGCTTTGAAAATCACATTTGATGCCTCGTATCCAACAGGTGGAGAACCATTAGATTTAACAGCATATGTATCAAACATAGAAACCGTTGGAGTTGAAGTAAGTGGAGGATATGTATTCCAATACGACAGAACTAACAAGAAAGTTTTAGCGTATGAAGCGGGAGCAGATTCGGCGGCTTTAGATGAGGTTGCAAATGCGGCAAATCTTTCTTCAACGGTAACATTTGTCACAGTTACAGGCGGGCGAGCCTGATAGGGGGCTTGCTGTGTGGCCTTAGAACTTGATGAGATTTGCTTTGAAGAAGCCCATGCAATAGAACGCCGCCGTAAAACACGGATGGCAGAGATTGCAACTAATGAAGGATCAATAAAAACTGACGATTCTCCCTTTAGTAAGGAGAATCTAGACAAGGCTGAAACTGTTCGTATTAAGATAAGAGGCAGGGAGAGATATGACATTCAAAATATTGGATCAGGAACAAGATGTGCTGAATGCGGGTTACTCCATTTTTGTTGGACCCCAAGTTGTGCAGGATGTGGATGCGACATGGATTACAATTTAGGGAGTTAGGAGGATGAATAGCAATGCCACGAGTATTCACACCAGGGCATAGACCCGACCAACCTCTTTATCCTACTGATTTAGTATATACTACGGTTACTAAGGTTGAGTCATACCTTCAACTTCCTGATGCAAAACCAACAGACCTTATTGCTGACACAAGCACCGTCTCAGAAAGCGGAGTTACC